GTGATCCCTTTCGGAGAGTGTAAGTGCAAGGCTCAATTTCTAACCTTCTATACACTCATGTCCACCATTTAGGCGGTATCGCATTATAAATTTGTGATCCTTAACTAGGAGGGTTTCCCCACCTCCTGACGCAACGCGTCACTTGGCTACCTAGAAAGGAAAATTTATGACACGTTAATGCACGTCCGAGAACGAGCAACTACGCCAAGGTCCAGAAATATTACTAAACCTACCACACGATCACGGTGTGGATTTTTTGTAAGATGATCTCCTGATCAAATGTGCCCTACTTTATTAAGTAGGCGGGCACCACCTACAACTACGAGACGGGTGAGTTTGTCACGTAGATAATGGGAGGTCCGGTGTAAAAACCGAGAGTGAAATCCTCCCCAGCAGCGACCCAGCGCAAGATGTTACCTGTCTTGTCTGGGGCCGGCGTAAACTCATAGCCGTACTGGTGATAATTGTGGAGCGGGTCTGCTTCCACTTTATTACGCTTCGCTGGTGTAAATCGCCTATTCGCATAGAACGGTACCTCAAATTCCAAACATGGATTTTGAGTCATTTGAGTGGCATGCATTCCAGAGTGCCCCTGCGCAAGCGCAGGGGTTCGATCATAGAACGCTCTTGTTCTCTGGATCCCTAACGCAGTCGTGGGATCTGGCATATCAGCTTCAAAGCGTGCGTGGTTTCCAGCCACACGCGTTCCGAATCTTGATGCATAGAGAAGGCCGCCCGCATCCGCTCCATTTCCCACCATTAGTTTATATCTTATGGCACCGCGCCAGCCTGTGTAGGCTGGGGTCAGATAATTCATGAGCGTAGTCGCACAGTAATTATAGGGAGTTCCACCCGACGGCTGGTCCGTCGTGTCTACTCCACCAGGAGAATATCCTCTGTAGTATGGGAAATTGGGTGTTGTCACCCGATAGTGTACAGGTTGACCCGCCGTTGAGTTTCCTCGTGTGGCATCCACATTGTGGAAATTATACCTCTTCAACATTTGTCGAAAAGAAGGTATAGGGTCAGCAAAGTACACCATCTGCGTGGCGTCACTCTGTGACAGGCATGTTGCCATCGTTTCGTAAGTATTCATCGACATTGGGGCGGACTCCATTTGTGTGGAGTCTGCGTCGGC